ACCAGCTAATAAGCCAATGAATCCACCAATAATAGTTTGAAATGCTGGTGAGAGGAGCTTGAAGATCTCTGCATTGTCAACCTCTTTAGCCCATAGACCAAGAACAAAAGCAGCCATCATAGCTAACACAGATAAGCATAAAGTAAAGCTTACCATAAACGTTACATAGAACGTTAGTTTAGACTTAACGTCTTCCATAGACTCCTCCTTATGCGTAGATGTCAAGGGTTGGGTTGTTGATTTGTCTTGAGACTGTGACCTCTCTATTTTTCTTTTCATAAAGGTCAAGCTCATAGTCTTGAAATGCTTTAGTAACTCTTTTAATCTCTCTAAGAAGTTCTCTTTCAACATTTAATAATTCCATTTTCTTGTTATACAATCGCAATTGTAAGTCTGAGTATGTAGGATGCACTACGGGATAATATTTGTCATAACTATATAACTTCATTTCTTCTCCCTCTTAAGTGCTTCTTTATAAGCATAGACAATCTTGTGCCTAAGCTCTGCGCTGTCTGATGCTCCTGCCCATTCAGATATATTATTCCATATAACAACCATATCTTTACTTGAGCATAAATCTTTGTGATTAGTTAACCAACGAGACATCTGCTGATGACGTTCTGTAGGGTTGTGTATAGTATAAGCAATACCATAGAATTCTCTTACGCTACACTTGTCTTCCGCAGATGATGCTTGTGTTAACAAAAGTATAGATAAAAGTATCCACTTCATTTCATATGAAGTTTATTTTCTATAGCTAACCATACCGCACCAAAGAAAGCACTAACAATAATTATTGGTTTGACTGCTCTGGCAATCCACTCAAGTACAATAAATGCACCCTGAGCTGCATTGAAAGCTTTAACTACTTCCTCTGTACTCTTATCTAATTTATCTACTTTAACTTCTACTGCTAAAAGTCGTTCATATATATGTGTATGGGTTACTTCTGATTCTTGTTCTTGAGTGGCATTGAGCATTTTATTCCTTTGCTGTTACATCCTGAACAGCAATATCTGGCTCAGGAATTTTTTCTAACTCTTGTTTAAGCATTGCTACAAATGCTTGCTTACCAACTATAAGTTGATCTAGATTAAATTGGGCAGAATTAATCTTACGATCAAGATCTGCTACATGATTAACTAATACTTTTTGTTGATCTGTCATGTCATCAAAATTATATTCTTTATTATCAATAATGATTTGAGGTTTGTTTGTTTCTTTACTCATTTTCATTTTCCTTTAAAGTTAATTTATTACCAAGGTAACGGAAGAGTTACCACAGGCGGGTTAATAAGCTCGTTAATCTGAGTTTGAATTGCAGACTCTGTTGCTTCTTTGTTTACATCCTTAGACCATACCCATCCTAAGACTTGTTCTTGAGTAAGTTGGTTATAAGGTGTATATGTAGTTGATTCTGGGTCAATAGTAAATGAAGAAGTACCATACACAGAAGCGTTATAAGTGTCTTGAACACCGTTACAACGCCAACCTGCTGTTACTACTACATTACTAAAATTACCATCAACTGGTTTGGATTTCATCCACTCAATAAGCCATGTTATTGTTGCCATATTTGTCCTATTATTCTTTTGTAATTAATGGTTTAGAAAACTTAAACCAGTTTGATGCATTAATACCTTCTGGAACTCCACAAGGATCAATAATGTCTTCAACACCATCACCATCTCTAAGGGCATGAATACAGAAACAAAGGGTATTATCCTCTGTTGCTGTAAATTCATGCTCGATACCTGCTTTAATAAAGATAATTTGTGGAGCAGTAAAATAACTAGTCTTATTATCTACTACCGCTTTAATACTACCCTTAGCAAGCAAAGTTTGGTGGTCAAACAAATGAGAATGACCTTGATTTACATCGCCTTCTTTTTCAAATTTCATTTGTCTAATAAATACATTAGACACACAACTAATTGTTGATACTGGTTCAGACATTTGTAATTCCTAATTCAGAAGGTTTATTTGGTAAACGAACACGGTTAATGTCTGTTATATTTTGTGGGTAATCCCTAAGTTCTTGTCTATAAGATAGCCAAGCCAAATATTCACCATTAGTAATAGTAGTAGTTATATTAAGTTCTAATTGCTCTCGATGTCTTTCAATAATCCAGCTAGACTCTTTAATAGCACCATCTCTTTTGTTTCTAATAGAATCCCATTGATCTTTAACTTTATCAAGGTTATATTTTGTTAATTCGTCAGGTGTGTACTTGTCTTCAAACACCCAAACTTCAACCCAATTATCCCCTTGTTTAATAGGAGTGCTTTGAACTGAAATTTGATATTCGTTGTCACCAGGATTTCCACTTGATAATACCTTAACATAACCTTCTGGTAAGTTTTCTGAAAAGTTATATGCAAAAGATGTGTTAGGAAACTTATCTTTTATGTCAAACTCGGATAACGGGTATTCTACAATTTCATTGTTTTTAATTTTTGCGTACATATTTAAACCTTATTTTGCGGCAGCATATGGGAACGACCTACCTGAACCCCAGATTATTCGTATAACACCGGAGCCACCATTTCCTGCTTCATTAACAGTAGTGTTGTCTGTTCCTGCACCACCAGCACCGTATAGACCACCATTTCCTTGGTTTAAGGTATTAATAGCTAAACCTCCACTTTGGCCACAGGAGCCGCCTCCTCCTCCACCAACAGCGTCACCAGAAGAACCTAGTCCACCATAACCAGAAGGGCCAATTCCATAAATTCCAACACCACCGCCTCCTCCACCACGGTCAGCTGAGCCACCTGAGCCACCTCCACCACCAGCGCCACCAGTACCAGCATTTCCGTTCTGAGAAGCACCTGCAAGAGTATTAGCATTACCACCATTACCAGCATAGCCACCAGCTCCACCGCCTCCACCACAACTAGCAGAAGTAGAAGGACCGCCTAAACCACCATTTCCACCTAAAGCTTGAACTTTTATTGTAGATGTGCCAAAAGTAATAGACACAGCTCCTTGACCGCCATTACCATTTTCTCCAGCAACACCGTCAGAAGCTCCCCCACCTCCTCCGTAATTACCACCAGTAGAGGGGTTTGAAGAAGAGCCAGGGTTTGCAGAACCAGATTGGCCACCTGATCCACCTAATCCGGGTTGTGCATTAGTAGAAGATCCAGCTCCTCCAGCACCATTTGCGCCTTGACCAAACATGCCAACACCCCCACCTGCACCAGAAGCGTCTGCACTACCAGCACCACCTCCCCCGCCTCCAGCACCACCAATACCTGCTTGCCCATCACCAGTTCCTGCTGAAGCAATATTACCACCATTGCCACCGTTACCCGCATAACCACCTGCGCCACCACCTCCTGAGGCAAATCCTCCAGTGTGTACAGGGGAACCACCACCGTTACCTCCACCAGTACCAACGTAAGTTCCACCAACAGAAGCAACATTAAATTGACCTTTAGTTCCACCAAGACCAGCTACAATAGTATCATTAATAAAATAACTTCGTTCACCATTAGTAGCATCATTAACACCATCTGCAGTTGCCCTATAACCTTTATCACCAACATTAACTAAATAACTATTTCCTGGGGTAACACTCACATCTGCCCAACCAAGACCACCTCCACCTCCGCCAGTAGATCCATTAGTATTGTTACCACCACCTCCACCACCGCCAACACAAACTGCTCTAACTGAAGTTACTCCAGAAGGGCAAACCCAAGAGTTAGACCCTATTGTTGTAAATAATGTAGTTTCAGGAACAGCTACTTGTGTAAATGTAGCTGCAACTGAAGAGGGTAAAAGAGCAGAAGTTGGTTTATTACCACCTTGAGCAGTAACTCCTAAAAAAGTTGTATCTCCACCTTTAGTAACTGTAGCAAAGTTTTGAGAAGAAACACCACCAGCTCCTACAGTGTAAATAAGATTGTCTCCCGGAGTAACCGGATAATTACTACAATAAGCTAAAGCACCACCGCCGCCGCCAGCACCTCCAGTTCCAGAACTACCAGTACCTCCGCTACCACCACCTACTAAAACAAAAGAAATAGAAGTTACACCAACAGGTACTGTCCAAACTTGAAGTGTTCCACTTGTAAAAACGGCTTCTCGAGTGTCTTCTGGAGCGTTACTAGGATATTTATTAGAACCTGATATAATACGGAGAGCACCACCTGCACCAAATGACGCAGC